GTTCAAGAATATGGATACCGATTTAATATTTGGGAATACGCAACGGGCAAAGGGCAAAGTACCACGGATGATGATGCATTTAAACATCCCGCAATTTTTCCCGAAAAATTAGTGGCAGACCATATAATGACTTGGACAAATGAGAATGAAATTGTTTATGACCCATTTATGGGAAGTGGGACAACGGCTAAAATGGCAAAAATTTATAATCGCAATTTTATAGGGAGTGAGATAAGTGTGGAATATTGCAAAATAGCCAATAAAAGAGTTGAGCCATATTTGAAACAAGTAAAACTATTTTAAAAAAATATCAATTTACTTGTTTATTTTGCCAATGTAAAAAGGTGCTAACATTGGAACACATAGCCCACATGGATGTCAAATGGAGGAAGATGGCAAATTACCTTGGTGCAAGGTGGGGGGATATTGACGATTGTGTTCAAAATATGTATTTAAAATTAGCGGAAATACAGGAAACAGAGGGTTCATTGCAACGATTAGAAACCGCAACGGGTGGTGTGAATACATTTTACATTTTTAAAATTCTACAATCAGCAGTTATTAACGTATATCGTGCCGAAAATAAGGTATATGATCACGAAGCACAATTTAACCCAATAGAATCCCCCGAAGAATCCGAATACCGATACCAACAATTAATGCAACGGATTAAGGAGGTAATAGATACGATGCATGAATATGACCAAATGATTTTGGAATTGTATTTTGTCTATGGGCATAGTTTACGGCAAATTGAAAAGCGTACAGGGATAACAGTTACATCGGTTTATAACACCTTGAAAAACGCCAAACAACACATTAAAAACCATTCAAAAGAATTATATGAGCAATACATACAACAGAAAGCAGACGAAGAAACCATCGCAAGGATTGGGGGATTCGGTGGAGAAGTTCACGGAAGCGACTGGGATTAAAGAGGTAGTAAAATTTGTAGCAGGTGAGGACTGCGGATGCGATGAGCGTAAGAATAAGTTAAATGCATTATTCCCACGGAGGCAACCCCTATGTATGACAGAGGAAGAATACAATTGGTGGACTGCGTTCAGGGATAAAAATAGCACCGAAATTATGCCTGATGAAACCAATCACATTGCACAGATGTACACCCGTTTATTTCAGCGTAAAAAGATATACCATCCCTGCCATTGCAATCCCAAGGCATGGCAAGAAATGATTAACCACCTAAATTACATTTGGGATACCTACCAATAGAATGGAGAAACCAATTATAACAAAATCGTATTGGTGTGATAGATGGTATTTTGCGGTATGGTATAAGGGGTTAAGGCGTGGATTGTATGACACCAAACAAGAGGCACAATTAAAAGTAAAAGAATATGAAACAGGAATTAGTACACATAACCAAGTTGGTAAACAACAAGGGGCAAATTGAAGGGTTGCCAAAAAACCCAAGGTTTTGTAAGGACCACAAATTTGTACAATTAAAACAATCCATCAAGGAAGACCCCGAGATGCTTGAATTACGTGAGGTTATTGCCGTGGATTACAATGGGGAGTTGGTAGTTATTGCTGGGAATATGCGTTTAAATGCGTGTTTGGAATTGGGTATTAAGGAAGTACCATGTAAGATATTGCCCCAAGATACGCCCATCGATAAATTGAAAGCCATTACCATCAAAGATAATGTTGGGTTTGGTGAGCATGATTGGGATGCATTGGCAAACGATTGGGATGTGGAAGAGTTAGCCCATTGGGGATTGGATTTGCCTTTGGATTTTGAGGATGAGGCATTGGAGGTCGATGCCGTAGAGGATGACTATGAAATGCCAGAGCAAATTGAAACCGATATTGTGTTGGGGGATTTATTTGAGATAGGTGAGCATCGTTTGTTGTGTGGGGATAGTACGGATAGTGATGCGGTTGCAAGGTTGATGAATGGGGAACTTGCAGATATGTGTCACACGGACCCTCCGTATAATATTGATTATGAAGGTGGAAGTAAAAAAAGAGAAAAAATCGCAAATGATAAATTAGATGACTTTCCTAAATTCTTATACGATGTTTATACAACAATTAGCACTGCACTAAAGAAAGGCGGTGCAATATATGTTTGGCATGCATCATCAGAAACCCATAATTTTATACAACAATTTTTAAATGCTGGTTTTTTATTTAAATCATACATAGTTTGGAATAAAAATAATTCAACTTTTGGAAGGTCTGATTATCATTGGAAACATGAACCGTGTATTTACGGATGGCTTGATGGAGCATCACATAAATGGTATGGAGATAGAAAGCAGACAACCGTTTGGGATATAGAAAGACCAAGTCGTTCCGATGAGCATCCAACAATGAAACCAATACCTTTGTGCAGTAAACCATTAGAGAACTCATCAAAGCAAGGGGATGTTGTATTGGATGTATTTTTAGGTTCAGGCTCAACAATGGTTGCATCACACCAACTTAAACGCAAATGTTACGGCATGGAACTTGACCCGAAATATTGCCAAGTGATAATTGACCGAATGAAGAAACTTGACCCGACTATTGTAATAAAAAGAAATGGACAACCTTATGAGCAAAGCATATAGACACGTTACAACACAATTACCATCGGAGGGGATTCCTGTATTGGTATCCACCATTCACGATAATAAATACATTGCATATTATGATGGGGATGATTGGTTTGATTACCATACAGAGGAACACATACAGAACATTGAATGGTGGATGTACATTCCAATAACTCCCCATGAGTAAAGTATTAGTCATAATGGATGGCATGTAACATTTGCCATCACCAAGCCCGAAATAGAGGCGGTAAAGGTTCAGGAATACGATGCTATTGTAATATCACGTTATCTGCGATTCAATACCAAAATTATATCGGATTGTAAAAAGTACGGTGTCAAATTCATTGTTGATAATGATGACCATTGGATTATCCCAAAACATAACCCTGCCTATTCCTCATACAAAAAAAAGGCAAAGGATGGGGTAATATCCTGTATTAAGGCAGCCGATGCGTTAATTGTTACTACTACGCAATTGGCAGAAAAAACAAGGGAATTGAATCCCAATGTTTATGTTTGCCCCAATGCATTGGATTTGGAAGAACCCCAATGGAACGCCAAGGCAGCCCACCCATTCACCATTGGATATGTTACAGGATCATCCCACCTGTATGATGTGAAGCTATTAGAGAATCAATTAGCACCAATTTTAAAACGCAACCAATGTAATTTTTTACTTGCTGGGTATGCACCAATGGAACGAATATCGCAGATGATGGAATACTACATCACGGGCGAAAAGGAACGCCCTAATTGGTTCTATATCGGTGAGGGGGTGAATGTATTAAACTATGGTAAGTATTACGCATTTATGGATGCCGTTATAGCACCATTGGAAAAGACATCGTTCAATAAGTATAAATCCGAATTGAAGATTATTGAAGCTGCGGCATATCGGTTACCCATCTTTGTGAGTGCCGTTGAACCATACACCAACCACCGAGAAAACAAAGGCGTGATTTTTGTAGAGAATAACGATTGGAGTATATTGGATAAATATTTGTCGGATAAAGCGTTATTAAAGGAGTTAGGTGAAGCCAATTACCAGTATTGTAAAGAACACCACAATTTATACCAAGTAAATGAACAACGAATTAAAGCGGTTACAGATTGAAAAGGCAACCATTGCCGATGATGAACAACCTATGAAATTGAAAACAGTATTACAATCGGGACACCTTGGGGATTTAATATATTGCCTATCTGCAGTTCAGGCAATCGGTGAACCTGTGCATTTTTACGTTGGCTTTAAATTATCCAATGGTGTTCCAAACCACCCAAGTGGTAGGTATTGCATGAATAGTGAGATGTATGCTTACATTAAACCATTGTTAAAGGCACAACCCTACATTTCGGAAGTATCAATCCATGATTCAAGGATTGTAGATTATAATTTTGACCAATTCAGGAACATCGGTTTAAATTTAGCGTGTGGTGATTTGAGGCGTTCACATTTCCAAGTGTATCCCGAACTTGCAACAGATTTAACACAACCTGCATTATTTGTTGAACAGACATTCCCACAATTCAATGATTCCATTGTAATTAATTTTAGTAGTCGGTATAGAAATAGGCACATGAATTATTCGTTCCTCCAAAATTACAATGTGATATTCGTGGGGTTAGATCAGGAATATGATGAATTTGTAGCTCGTAACCATTGGCAACCAAAACGAATATTGATTGATGATGCACTACAAATGGCAATGCTGGTTAAATCCTGTAAACTATTTATCGGAAATCAATCCTCTACCTATGCAATCGCAGAGCAATTGAAAGTACCAAGATTATTGGAATCATACCAACCATGCCCTAATGTTATTCCGATGGGTGCAAATGGATATGATTACACAAATCAAAGTACATTAGAATATTTTGTTAAAAAATTAATCAATTAATCAAAACTATGACACCACAACAAAAAGCAAACAAATTGGTTGAAAAATTTTACCAAACAACACCAAATGAAGCTTGGATAAATCAACCTATTGGATTAGCAAAAGAATATAAAGCCTATAATCAAGCTAAAGAATGTGCGTTAATTATGGTTGATGAACTATTAAGTAATTCAACATTCCTATTGAGCAATGGCGAATTATATTTTTGGAATCAAGTCAAAGAAGAAATCAATAAATTGTAATTCGAGAATAATTCGACAAATATGGCAAACGAACAAAACTTAATTCCACCTGCACAACTTGGTGAGGTACGAAACCCAAACGGCAGACCCAAGGGCAGCAAGAACCGTAGTACAATAGCCCGTAAGTGGTTAGAGGCGATGCAGGATTCCAAAAACCCAATTACTGGCGAATTGGAACGATTAACCCAAGAAGATATCATGACATTGGCATTGATAAAAAAAGCCCGTGGAGGCGATGTAAACGCCTATAAACAATTGATGGATTCTGGATATGGATTGCCGAAACAAACCATTGAGCAAGTACAAGAGCAACCCATATTTAACGGCATTAATCTGGATGTAGATGGACAAGATAAACCCGAATCATTATAAATCGGATATTGAGTGTATTGATGCGATAAAGGCATCCATGTCCCACGAACAATACATTGGATATCTTAGGGGTAACGTGATGAAATATACATGGCGTTATGACAAAAAAAATGGAGTTGAGGATTTAAAGAAAGCCCAATGGTATTTGGATAGATTAATTAAAGCACAAATATAAAATTAACAAAAACTATGATATTTAGAAAAAGAAAACCAATTTTAATTGTTAGATACCCTGAAAAACTATGTTGTGATAGTGATTCACATAAACTTATAAAAAATCTTTTTAAAGATGTAAGTTATGCTTATCATATTGTTATATTGTTTGAAGATATTGCAAAAGCAGAATTTGAATTATTAGAATCATCTCGTTGACATCAACAATATGAATAAAAAAAAGATAAAGACACCACCTCCACCTCCACCAAGCAGAATAATTCGTGAAGGCGAAATTCCATTACCTCCGAAATTAAATGGATTAAAGTAAAATATGCTTAAAGAAACGACTGCTCAAAGAAAAATTGCTAAATTGAGGAAGAGAGTTCGCATCGTTCGCGGTGGTACATCTTCCTCGGTTTAACCCCCATTACTTCGGTGGTGGGGGTGACAGTTCAAAGACCTTTTCAATTATTCCTATGCTTATTACCTATGCCGTACAGAATCCAAGGCAAGAGATAAGCATTGTAGCGGAATCAATACCACATTTAAGGCGTGGTGCTATCCGTGATTTTCTTAAAATTATGCAGATGGTTGGAATGTTTAGGGATTCCCAATGGAATAAATCATCCCTTACCTATACATTTAGCAATGAATCGTTTATTGAGTTTTTTAGTGCCGACCAACCCGACAAGTTACGGGGTGCAAGGCGTGATGTGTTATTTGTCAATGAGTGCAACAACATAGAATGGGAATCATATTACCAAATGGCAATCCGTACACGAAAGTTTATTTATTTGGATTATAACCCAGTAACAGAATTTTGGGTGGATACGGAATTGATTGGGGATACAGATTCCGAAATGATTGTATTAACATACAAGGATAATGAGGCATTGGATGAATCATTGGTTCGGGAAATTGAGAAAGCCCGTGATAAAGCCGAAACAAGTGAGTATTGGCGTAACTGGTGGGCAGTTTACGGATTAGGGCAAATCGGTAATTTAGAGGGTGTTATATTTAGCAACTACAAAACGATTGATACCATCCCAAAGGAGGCACGATTAATTGGGTGTGGTTTGGACTTTGGTTATTCAGTTGACCCCACGGCAATTGTAGAGATATACCAATACAACAACCAACGTATTGTTAATGAGCTTTGTTACAGAACAGGGATGTTAAACACGGATATTGCCAAGATATTACCCAAAGGAGTTCCGATATATGCAGATAGTGCCGAACCTAAATCCATTGAGGAAATACGCAGATTTGGAATATCCATTAAACCCGTTACCAAGGGCAAGGATTCAATCAACTATGGAATACAGGTTATGCAATCACAGGAATATTTAATTACAAAGGATTCAACCAACTTAATAAAAGAATTAAGAGGGTATTGCTGGGACAAAGGCAAAGATGGTAAACAATTACCTATACCCATTGGTGTTGATCATGCCATAGATGCGTGGAGGTATCACGAAATGGAATCAATCGGACTTAAAAAGAATTACGGACAATACGATGTTCGCTAACAATTACAATTTCAATCGTTAATAATATGATGACCACACAAACCCTATCAGTACCATCCTGTTTAAATGACATCCCATTGGTTCGTATGCAAGAATACGAGCAACTGCCAAAGGATTTGGATGAGTTTGATAAGACAATTCAGGCCGTTTCAATTTTCTGTAACATCAGTATTAAGGAAGTAAAGGCAATGCCTATGGATGTACTGAATAAAGTTGCAGCCATTTTAGTTAAGGCATTATCCGAAAAGCCAAAGTTTGAATCCAAGTTTGAATTGAACGGAATTAAATACGGGTTTGTACCCAATATGGATGATTTAACCACAGGGGAATTTATCGACATAGAAAATTACAACAAGGCAGGGGATATGTACAAGACATTATCGGTGCTATACAGACCTATTACAATTGAGGGGCAGGGTGGTAGATACGATATTGAGCCGTACAATGGCAAGATAAATGAGGAATTTAAAATGATACCATCAGGGGTTGCCTATGGTGCGATGGTTTTTTTTTGGACTATCGGAGCCGACTTACTCAACTCTATCCTGAAGTTCTTGGAAACGAATCCGAGGGTACAGATTCCGAATACGGTATTCAACAAAAGTGGGGATGGTTTAGCTTTGTCCACTGGTTATGTGAAGGAGATATTACAAGAGTTGACATTGTTACAAAATACCCCATTTCAAAAACCCTCCTTTGGGGTTGTTACAAAAGCGACATGGCGGACTTGGAAAAACAAGCAATCCAAAAATCATTTAACAAAAACCGATGAACAATAACCATATAGGAACTGCATTCCAAATATTCAAGGAAATAGCCGATGAATTAGGATGGAATTATAGCCACGGCACATTGGATGAACATTCGTTAAAAGCTATCACCGTATATCCATTGTTGCACGTTACAATGCAAACCGCATCCCTAACCGATGTAACCGAGCAATTTAATTTTAATATCCTGATTGCCGATATTACCAACTATTTAAAAGGTGAAAACGAGCAACAAGATTTGGTGGATGTATATAGTGATATAGGTTATACCGAGAATCAAAACTATGCCCATATATTGCAAAATCTGTACGTTGAATTTTCACGTTTGGTGTATGCCAAGGAAAAGGAATATTTCAGCCAAATACAATGGATTAGACCGATTGCATTCACCCCATTCACCGAGGGTGGACAAGATGTATTAACTGGATACAATGTATCTATTACAATTGAATTACAGAACCCTTGGGTAACTGATGGGACTTGTTACTAATGGCAATTAAATACACCAATACCGAGCAGGTTGCACAACAGATGGCTAATTTCTATGCCTCACAGGCACGATTGGAATTAGAGGCCAAACACACCCGTACTGCGATTCGTGCCAAGTGGAAAAAGGTTGGTAGTGATTGGCAGCCTGTAAACGTAACCAAACAAAAGGTTAAAAAAAATTATGTTGCATCGGGTAACTTGGTGCGTTCAATCAAACCATTTGTGGATGGGATGGAATTTGGTATAACAATGGATTGGTATGGTGAGGCAATTCGTAGAGGTCGGCAACCTTGGGGGAAGTTTAGAGGTGGTAAAGGTATTCCACCCCGTGCAATGGATGAGTGGATAATGAACAAACGGTTAAGACCAAGAGATTCCGAATCAGGACAATTCCTAAAAAATACCCGTGCCAATAAAAAGGCAATGGGATTTATGATGAATAGAAAAATCAAACACTTTGGGATAGAACCTTTTGATTTTATTAAAAAGGCAACGGTATCCACGAATTTTAAATTTAAAAATGCCTTAACCGAGGCAGTAAAAAAAGATATTCAAAATTATGTCGCTAACATTTGAAGTACAACCACAAGGCAATATGGGGGCAATGTCCCCGATAATATACCAAGTTTATGACACGGATTATACAAAAACAGGATTTTACTACCTATTTGATGTTTATGTTTGGAATGGTTCTGCATCGTTTCCAGCAACTCCAAATTATTCGATTACAAGAGATGCCGATTCTTTTGCAAATAATCGTGCGTGGATTGACATTCATAAATTAGTTAACCAAGCGTTAACCGAGGATTTCTTGGATGTTGGAACGTATAAACCAAACGTAACGGGCGGAGCTTGTTATTTTGGGGTAAAGGCAAAAGGAGTATGGGCAACGGGTTCAGGTTCGTACGTTTCTTCCAACATCAAATTGGCAACAAATGGTTGGTCATACACCTTTGATGGGTTTAACCATAGTTATGGAACGCAACGGGTATTCACAGACAAAACCACATTTTACATCACGGCACAAACACCAAGTTATTATGTGTGGTATGATGCCAATCTAATTACCTCCATAACCATTGGCAGTACATCGGTTACACCCGTAGCAGTTACATCATCCTCCAATTATATACAGGGGATTGACGTTGTGCAATTATTGGCAGCCGCAGGAGTATCCTCCGACACCACCATAACTTTTGCATATTCAGGTGGTACACAGGTGTATAACATAGATTATCAGTGTCAAAATAAATACGGAAGTGTAACTATTCATTACCTCAATAATTATGGGGTGTATGATACAATGGTATTTAATGCCCTATCAAAAAAGGTATTCAATTATGAGCGTGAAACGTACCAAAAACCAATATTCTTAACACAGAATATGGCTAATGCGTGGACATATGGGGTTCATCAAACACAAAATTTCCTAACCAATGCAACCACAACAATGGTGGTAAATACCGACTACATCCCCGAAGCTTACAATGATATTATTCAGCAACTATTCGCATCGGATAATTTATTGATTGATGAGAATAATATTTCGTATTCGGCACGGATAGTGGATTCAACATTTAATCGGTTAACGAGAATAAACGATAAATTGATTCAGTACACGTTAACGATAGAATACAACCAACCATTAATCAATAAAATCGTAAGGTAATGAATGTAAGGTTTTCAATGACCATTGCAGGTCAACCAATTGATTTATTCCAAGATGAGGTTGTAAAGTTAACACGGCAAGTTAAGGATGTAAGCGACCTATCACAGGCACGGACAGATTTTACACAACAATTTACCATCCCAAGTTCACCAACCAATGATGAGGTATTTTCCAACTACTTTGAGGAGAATATTGTATTAGGCAATTGGAACGCATACCTGAAATTGGATGCAACGATATTTATTCATGGGTTGCCTGTATTTGTTGGATGCGTGGAATTAAGTGGGGTAAAGTATGCCAATGGACTTGCACGGCAATACGATATTATATTTTATGGACAGGCAAAAAACGCATTTGCCCTATTCGGGGAAGATACGTTGATTGATGTTGATTGGAGTGAATTAGAACATAGTGTAAGTGCAACCAATATCACTAATAGTTGGCAACAGACATTTTTAAATGGGGATATAATTTATCCAATAATTGATTGGCACGTTGGGTACACATATAGCAGTCAATTTCAGATTAAAAATAATATTGGTAGTGATGATGTAGGTGGTATTCAAATTAATGATTTACGGCCTATTATTCGTATTCGTAAAATGTTGGAGTTGTGTTTTGCCAATGCAGGGTACACATTAAACGGAAGTTTATTAGACCGACCCGAATTTGATGATTGGTATGTTGCACCGATGGGTGTTGCAGGGCCTGTACAGAATTACACCAATGAACAAGCCAAAATTGAAGTTACAAGAGGCAGTTTTACAATAGCCGCACAAACCGCAGTAACTGGGAATGGTGGGTATTTGGTTTACCCATATAACACGGAGGTATCAGACCCTTTAAATCTATATAGTACCTCTACACATATTTATCAAGTACCCTACAATGGGGAATATACTATTGAATTAGAATGGGTTATTGGGGCATTGCCTACACCACCAACCGCAGGTTATGTAAATGTGTTTGCCACGGCAATTTTAGTTAATGGAAATCCTGTTGAACGTATTGGTTATACATTGGTTCAAACATATACTAAAACAACCACATTGACTTTAAATCAGGGTGATCAAGTAACGATTGGATATGCCAATTTATGGGGGGCAACCATTACGAGTGCCAAATTTAAAATTACACAAGTTCCATATGGTATTGCCGATTCGTTATTGAATTTAAAATGGATAATGCCTACAACTAAAATTGTTGATTTTATTAGGTCATTCATGCAAATGACAAATTCAATATTAGTTCCTGTTGATGCTACCACATTTGAGCTTCACAATATTGAGGATTGGTACGCCAATGCGGTAACCAAGGATTGG